TAGTGAAGAAACCGTGACCGCTGGTACTGTAATTACTCAACTAACAGTAGATGATGCGTCTAATATTCCCGATAGCATGAGTTTCGGCAAATAAATGAGCAGGATCGATTAACAGAGTTTTATCATTAGGTCGTCCAAAGTATTTAACTGGCTGTTCTTCATTGGTTAAACCCCAATTAAATATTAAAAACCCAGTGCTATCAGGAATATTAGACGCATCATCTACTGTTAGTTGAGTAATTACAGTACCAGCGGTCACGGTTTCTTCACTAATTACACTTTGGCTGGTTACTGTATAGAGCTCCCCTGTAGGGGAGAACAAAAAACTACCTTGCCATATTCCATTCTCAGGCGGGACGGCTGGTTCCAACGTTGCATCTGCATGAAAGTGATGCGAACCCAATAAAGTTCGTCTGAGTGTTGGAACAGTCACAGGTAGTTCGATAATTAACTCTCTATCTCTGACCTCATAAATTACAGTACGTTGACTGAGATCGGTGATTCTTACTTTTTTATCTACTACTGCAGTAAAATCTAGTTTTAAAGCACTTATCATAGAAGACGTAGAGTTAATCTGAAGGCTACCTCTATTACCCGGAGTATTAGTTCTTATGTTTACAAATTCATCACCTGTTATTTGGTCTTCGATTATGCTAGCAGTAATATCCGTTAAATTATTAAGTATATCAATCATTTCTTGTGCAGTAGCAGCCCCGGCTATAGCGATATCAGTTGCTTTGGCTACTCTGCTTTGTTCTGCGGTACCGTCTACTTTTATTAAGATCTCATCTCCTGAAGATACGTTAAATGGTGCTGAGTTGGCACTTTGTACATTAATCCTACTAAACAACGGACCCCAAAATATATCCATAGTTTCATAGAAAATTTTACGTACTTGTTTGGCTTTAAAAGATAAATTAGGTATTAACTTTTGAAAGTCTTCATCAAGCATTCCCAATTCACTAGGTCTATCCACTGCTACTCCCGAACCTAATCTATCTAAGAATTGACCATCGGCAGTACGAACAAATAACTGTGCTTTAGTTTCTTGTATTTGGGTAACAATAGTATCATCTGATTGTGCCCATGATTCTAGTAATGCAGTGATAACTGGATTAATACCTGGCTTAAATACTGAAGGTATAAACTGCTTATATCTTTCTATTTTTTTCTCTGCCATTATTTTTATCCAATAGTAATCAAGCTATTACGAGTTCTTGCTAGTTCGTTATCTGCAATTGGAGTATTGCTTGAAGGGTTTACAATTTCTACGTCTACTATGTTAGTAACACCCATAATTCGTTCAATAGCTTCCGCAATAATTACATCATTACCAATACCTAAGTTGTTGACATATCCTGTTATTTCAGATGTTATATCATCTCTTACGTTAACAATTGAAACTCCTTCTGCTAATGTAACATCAATATCAAACGTAATCTCTTGAACAGTAGGGGCTTTAATTTCAAATTGAATTCCTGCAGCGCCTACACCTGGGGAGGCTACTAAGTCTCTATCATCTCCATACACCGTGCTATGAACTAACTTAGTAAGTCCTGTAAAAAACTCGTATCCTTGCAAACCGCGAATAATAGTTGTTGAAAAAAGTAACTTAAGATTAGCTAATCCACCAGTTACTTGTACAAATCCAGCCGAACCCTCTTCTCTCGAAGAAATTTGTACCTTAGTCGCTAGTTCTACGGACTCAATAATAGCCTTAGTACCCAACGTAGTAACTTTAGTATTTGCTATGTACTCAACAGTATTCTTCGTAGTTGAGGGAATTATGATAAAGGTATCTCCTATGCTTGGGATAGCTCTCAAAGCTACACCTACTGTGATTACTCCTGTAGTCCCTACATAATCAGTAACCTGTCTGCGTTGCCCTATATCTGTTGTACCGGTAGATCCGGTCTCTATTATTCCGGCTACGTTGGTTATTTCGATAAATCCATTACCTGCGGTGTTAACAGCTGTAATTAAAAAGAATCCGTCATTTGCTTCATTTTGCATCCCGCTGATTTCAACTTGATCGTTAACCGCAAAGTCTACTAAATTAGTAGGTAAAGCACTAAATAAATATCTAAAAGTATTTCCACCTTGATCCGTTATATCTGTAGCAATCCCGGAAGTCGAGTTTGCTCCTGATTTAAAGACTACAAAAAAATCATTCAATTCATCATCATTGGTGAAAGTGGTATTAAATGCTAGATTAGCAAATATTGTTGTAGAGGTTCCACTAGTAACTGTACCGTCTTGATCCATTATTACTGAGAAAGTCTTAGTTATTGGGTCATTATCCATTACCACAATTAGGCGGTCATTTTCTAGAAACGTGTAAGGTCCGGCAGCCCCCGAAGTAACCGAAGCAGTATGAGGACGTTGATTAATCACAGTAGTATTGAATACGAAGGCTAATGCAATAGCAGTTGAGGAAGAATCAATACGAATACTTCCTATAGTTTCATCATAAGTATTTGTAGTTATTTCTACAAAATTTTGACTACCTACTTTTCTAATGGTAGCAGTTCCACCTTCAAGTTGGCTATTTATTTCAGTAATGATTTGTGCAGCAGTAAATAAACCGGTTGAAGGGAAGGTAACCGTTTGGTTTGCTGCTCCATCTATGCTAATTACTAAGGTTTCTGCTATTGTTATACTATAAATTTCGGGAAATAAAGAGCGTAAGAATGCACGTGTGAACTGAGAGCCTGCGGTAACAGATTGATTAGCTGCCAAGGGTGTAGTTAGTTCTATCGTACCTAGTTGTTTATTAAGGGTATAATCTTTGTTTTTTCCGACTATTTCAGTAGTTGAAAATCCAAGAGTGGTATTAGCACTTCCTCCAGTTACTTCAATTTTACTTAGTGCAGAAAGGTCTGTATTGGATGCAAGGCGAACCTTGGTATCATTATCAATAGTAGTAGCAGTCGCTCCTGCAAGCCTTATGTTAATAGCGGCAGCAACTTCAATTGCAGTGCCACTTGCAGGATTATTAAAATCTGCAGGTACAAACTCGACTACTTGATCATTGGGTGCGCCTTTGCCATCTACTATTATATTTAAAGGCCACGGTCCTGCAGGACCGGGGGCTAGTACGGAAAAATTGTAGGGTTGTATATTTCCAGTATCTACAAAAGCTGTGATTCCATCTTTTGTAAATAATACGTCATCAACGTATAAAAATAACGTTGAACGTTGATCGGTAGGAAACTGAAGTATGCTATTAGAAGAGCCGCCTGTTACCTGGATGTCTTCATTTTCATCTTCTTTTGATGTAATAACTATGGCTTTACCTACTGCAGATGTTCGAGCTTCAATTAAGAAGGCTTTATTGTTGATTGCAGTAACGATTTCTTCAGCAGTGCCAGATTCAGGAAAAAGAAAATCTTCGACTCCAAAGTTAATTGTTTCGGAGTCAATTCCAACCGTGTAGTTTAAACTAAGAGAGCCTGAACTCATATTATAAGGTTCTTGATTACTAGTCTCTATTTGGGCTTTTACTAAAGGAATTAAATCAAGTTGTAATCTAGTTTCTCCCCCTGTTGCTTCAGTTATAATAGATTCAAAACCTTGAGATTCAAAGTTAGGTTCAAATCCAGTACCATCATCGATAAATATTTTTACAATCTCTTGTAAATTTTGAGGAAGAATTACACTAGCAGATACTACTCGTTTGGCACTATCGGGTTCAACTAACCCAATAATAGCATTGAGAATCGCAGTTTTGACTCCTCTAGATAAAGACTGAATGGTTTGTTTAATTCTATCTCTAAGATCATCATCTACTTCTTGGTTAACACCAGTCGTAAATCGAAAATCATTCTGTGCTCTAGCGCCTGTAAAAGGTGGGTTAGAAAATGCCTTTTCCCCGTTAATTGCATTAATAGGAATATTTCCTATAGCACCGGGAAGTGTTGCAGTAACCTCTACATTTTGTAGGTCTGCCTCTCCTGCAAGAAGAACTACGTCTTCATCTACAGTAAATTGAACTTCGGGTGAGGATGCTGTAGCAGGAATAATCAGGGACGTTCCGGAGTCTATGGATTCATCTACTCCTTGTTTTAGGATAACGGTTTCATCCAATCCATGGTCATTAGAGAATGGAGATACTGTAAATTCAAAAAAGTTAGTAAAGTCTACCGGAGCTATTGCGTATGTCACTTCCTCTTCGTTGGCAGCACCTCTGCCTACGATCAAGGTACCAGAAGTTCCGTACAGTGGATCAGACGCATCATCAACTCTAAGTACCGTATCACCTGCAAGGGGCGCTGGGGAACCCGAAGAAATTGAAGATGCTACTTTAACAAACGTTGACTCACGAAGAATCGTTACTTTACCCGTGGCTTCGAGAGCGTTATTTCTAAATAATCCAAATTCAAAGGCTTTATTGTCTAAGTCTTGTCCAGTAGTGGTATCTAAGTTAAAATTCCTAATAATATTCAGCATTTGAATATATTGCTGAAAATCTTCACTGGTAGCAGCTTGCAATAGGGTAAGAATTACCGAACCCGGATTAAAATCAGTAACTCCAGTTTCTGCTTTAAATCTAGCTATTTGGTCAGATAAAATTTGTTGTTCTGATTTTAAAACTAAGGGCATCTAAATTCTCCTATCTATCTAATATTATAGCACTACAGCTTGAGGTCTATAGGTATAGGAATGTCTACATTCTTCAACTTAACTTCGAAAGACATTCGTAACTCATTGTTTTCTCTACGTAATTCTAATCTATTTATTGACTCAAATCTAGGATCTGCTTGTAAGGTTGATACTATGGCAGATCGGAACATAGTTAGCGGTGATGTAACCTTACTGCCTATGATTGCCCCTATTCCTAGTTCGGGATGTTTTAAGAGGTCTCCCTTTTCATAAAGTAGCTTTAAAACGATTGCTTGTCCTGCATTAGCTCCTGCTGTAATGAGCTTGATGTCTCCTTGGTTAGTCAACTCTAAGTCAAATTCAGCAGTCAGCTTTAAATCAATTCCTAAACTCCGTTCCAGTTCTGTTAACTCTTGATTAATAGTAAGCTCTTTATTTGTGACAACATTGCTGAACCCACTAACAACGGATTCTGGAACTATTATTTGTTGTCCTGGTGCTAATACGTTTAGAGTATTCGCTGCTTCTACTTTATCTTGTATGATGTACGGTGGTTTCAAATCGTTTAATTCTGCAATTTCAATCCAACGTTTACTAGTTCCTAATTCATTTAAAGCCAATCTTTCCAATGTAGTATTTGAAGGAAGTATGATTTCTCGTACGGCAGCTTCTACAATTAGACCGAGATCGTCATCGAAGTTATCTTGTACATTTGTAATACGTTGTTCATAAGGGCTTTTAAATAAATCAGTTTGACTTAGTATGAGATTAATCCCTCTGATTGCTTGATTAAATCCATATAAAACTTCAAATTCTTCATCGGTAGGTGTTTTACCTGTATCGGCTTCTAATGTAACAACTCGATCAAACTGATCATCAAATGTAGAATCTCCTAGGTTAAAACTATCAGTCGCATTGTCTCGCACTCTAACTAGTTCATCTCTAACAGTTTCATAAAATTCTCGTGGAATTTTTAAGGCATCTTCCTTTTCTAACTCCATTTCTGCTTGAATCTTAGGCGATAAGTCTGTAGATGGAATGGCTAATAAAACACCAGATTCATCATCCAATAAAATATTGATTCCACTAGTCTTTACTCCTTGTTCTAGATTTACAGGTAATTTAAAGTTTTGGAGTCTCGGATCAATAGCCGCTCCTGTTTTAGCTGCATCTTGTTGTTCTTTAATGCCTGCGTATAATTTGAAGGTAGATCCAAAAGTATCAAATTTTCTCAAAGTTCTATGGGCAGCATCGGCAGCTACAGTACCAACCCCCAAAAAAGCTTTAGTCGCTAAGGCAATTCTTCTCATAGGTTCAAATATAAGTGAATCAACATTTGATTCCACTTGTCTGATGATCCCTTGAGTTACAAGGAAAATGCCTCTAGCTGCATCTATAGCATCAAGTGCAGTATCATATGCCGCGTCAATTTGTTCAAATATATCAAGTTTTTTCTCTTTGAAGGTAATCGGTGCTAGCACTTTAAAAGACATATTGTAATCATAAAGAAATCCTCGATCACCTGTCCGTCCCATTGAGAACTTAATCAATTCTACAATTAAGAACTCCCCGTCTTTAAAGTTTTGAAATACTAATCGTAAATTTTTAGATTTACTAGGATTTAACTTTTTATTTTCATAATAAGCTCGGAACCAGTTTCGTAAAAGTAAAAAAACTTCAAATCCAGATGAATGTTGTAAGTCATCACTTTGTCCTATCGCTAAACCAGTAGTTTTAAGTACTCCTCCTGCTCCTCTAAAGGGGTGGATGCCGGTAGTGCCTGCAATGGTCAAGTCTTTATATTTATTACCACTATGTTGAACTATAGTACCACCCTGAGTAGGCTTGATAGTATGGGCAAAATTCTCATCTTGTGTGATCGCTGTAGGTGAGATAGGCAATTCAAATACTCCAAATCCAGTTTTATCAGATATCTCAGAGTTTTCTATATCGACTACTGCAAAACTATAGGGAAGACTCTTAGCCCAATTTCCCCTTTCTATTTGTGCAAGAATGTTGCTATCTTCTGGAATTGCCGTTTGCTGCGCTTTAGAACTTGATCCAAAAAGAGCTCCGAAGAAACCCACTGCTCCTGAAATACTATCTGCCAGTCCTTTAATACCTAATCCCATAATTATCCTACTTTATAGTATGATTATACTACTTTACAATATAGTTCCTCCAGATCCTGCTCCGGCAACTAGTGCGCCTGATGCTATAGGACAGGTTCCGATAACTGATCCCAATGCATATGTTATTTGTGCATTGGCTTCTATGTAATCTACAATAGCTGTACAAAAATCTATTAACTCAGGTGTAGCTGGTGGAGGTACAAAAGGTACTGCGATTACCGCATCTTGTGCTATTGTAGTTCCATTCATGCTACCTGTTTGAACAATCCCGTTAGTACCTGCTCCGTTAGTTAGAGGACCGGCAGTAATTACAGTACTAGTACATTGACCAGTAATATTTCCTAAAGCAAAAATTACCTTTGCTTTGCTTTTTATGTGATCTGCTATTACCGTGCAAAAGTTAAGCAATTCAGAAGTACTAAAAGGATAAGATCCTCCACTATTAGTTTTTACTAATGTCTCTAAACTACTGCCGCTTATTCCAGCTATTTTACCATCAGTAGCAGCACCCGCTGATAAAGCTGAACCGGCTGCAGTAATTCCGGTAACTTTACCCGCTACATGAGAAACTAAACCATTAGTTTGTAATTCAAGGACTATTCCAAAACCCCATCCATCGAATTGAGGAGTACCAACTTGTCCCATAGCACTTGCTATAAAGGCTGCACATGCTGATCCAGTCATAGGCATTATATAATCTCCGTTGTAACTGTTACGTTTGGTAAAGCCGGTAGTGTTGGAAGTTCTGGTAAACTCGGAAGTTCTGGTAGTGCTGGTAATGATATAGACGGTAGCACAAAAGGGAAAGCAAAACTAGGCAACGTAGGTAGTGTGAGATCTATATTAGGTATCTCTGGTAATTCAGGTAACGACGGCAAGCTAGGAAGTTCAGGTAAAGCGGGAAGAGATATCGAAGGTAGCACAAAAGGGAAAGCAAAACTAGGCAACGTAGGTAGTGTGAGATCTATATTAGGTATCTCTGGTAATTCAGGTAATTTTGGCAATGAAGGTAACTCAGGTAATGCAGGCAGTGAAATAGACGGTATAACAAAAGGTAGTACAAATAATGGAAACCGTATTTCTTGTACGAATACTATCACATCCTTGTTTCTTCCTGTTATCCGTACACCTGGCATTATAACGTTCCTTTAATAAGATTGAGTAACACTTTAATAGCCGTCAAAGAAGTTTGAATTGTTAAATATGTAGGAGAATTTATTGGAATCAGAGTAGGAAAACCTAGATTTCCAATATGGGTTTCTGCTTGTAAGGCAGTAGTCAAGGCGATTAATTGGGTTAATAGTTGGTCTACTAAATCTAATAATTCAGCCGCTGAATTGCCAAGAGCTACTAAACCTGCTGAATTGATTTTTAAAGCACCTCCTAATATACCACCTTTTACCTCAGCTTCACCTGCTGCTGTTGCTGAAAAAGCACCAGTATCAATACTGTGAGTAGCAGATTGTTCAATAATCTTATCGCTACCAGTAATCTGAATGGTACCATCTTTCATAGTAATGATCTCTGTACCATTACTATGGGAGATTGTTATCTCATCATCTGTCATCGTGATAAGATGCCCGCTATTATGAATTAACGATATCTCACTATCTTTAGCGTTTAGATTTAAAAGACTTCCATCATTAGCCATAAGAAGCATTGAGCCTTCTTTATCCATGAAGTATAAACTAGCTTTACCTTCTCCAGGTTCAAAATTATTGGTGGTTGTATCTAACTCTCCACCTTTTCGAGTGATTGAAAACTCTCCGTCTTTATTGATAAACTGTAATACCCCATTGTATTCTTGTAGCAGTCTAGGACCATCTTCTTTTGTAGCTCCGGTATTATCTTCTTCAGTAAACTGCGTACCATGTCCTAGGATAATAGGAAACATAGGATCACCATCTAAGAAACTTATGTAAACAATGTCTCCATCATTTTTGGATATATCAGTCTTACTGATACCCATTTCTTTTTTAGTAGCTGCTTTTAATACCCTTTCGGCATAATTATTATCTCCACCAAGCCCACTTGTAGCATCACGAATGTGAGTTAGAGTCCGTCCATCATTAATTCCTCCTACAATTATGGCATCATATTCTAATTGAGGATTTTTAGAACCGTCGGTAAAGTTTTCATTTTTGATCTCATCATCTACAAAACGAATATTGGTAAGCATACAACGATAAATACCCATATCTTTAGTTCTAAAGTTAGAGTAAGGGGAAGGTGTATTACTTGATAGTTGAGAGCCGTCGGCTCGTTCGATTGCCATTACTTGCCTCCTTTAGAATCGAGAGTTAATTCACCACTTATCACTGATTTCTGGTTTTTATCTGAACGTCTGCCAAAGATCGTAGGTTGACCTTTTGCACTACCTAGGTTAGCTATTTGTAATAAGTCTGAAAGTTCAATTCCTCTAGTAAGTTGTAAAGTTTGAGTCCACATCGTAGATCCATTAGGTTCAATGATAAACTCATCGGTATAACCTTCTATATAAAACATTTTATTTGACATATACGGAATATCCTTATCTATTAAAAGTACTTTGCCGACACGGGTATCATTTTTACCGATCATTGATAAAGACCCAGCTTCAAAAAAAACAGCGTTATCCCAATAATCTAGAAATATTTCATTCACTTCAATTAATTGATCAGTTTTAGGTAGTCCACCTTTTTTCTTCTTTTTAGCGGGATTAGCACCCTCGTCCAAATTAAACGATATAGCATTTACATTCACGTGTTGTGGACGAAATCCATGACGTTGTACTTCACCTTTTCTCAAGAATGGGAAAATTCTTCCTTCTGGATGTTTACTTTTTGATTTACTTAGAATCCCAATAGTACCATTAGGATAAAATACAGAACCGTGTAAGTCAGTTAGGAAATGATTATAACGAGAATGATTGTCTTCCCCTAAGTTGAAACTAATTAAATCTATTGCATTCAAATCGACTCTAGAGTTAGGAAATTTATCACTATCTAATAAATTTACATAAGGTTCTACAAAAGGTGCAAATTGTGGATATCCTCTTTGATCAATTCCCCATGGGATGGGTCTAAAGTTAAGTTTGGGATGTCCGTCATCATCAAGTTCTGGAAATAATTCATGAAATGGAGTTACAGATAGTTCTTTTAATTTACCCCAAGCAGTCCCCTTGATATATTCAAGAGCTGGTTGTAGAGGCTGAGTAAAAGCAGTCTTTGCAAAGTTAAAAAGTCCTTTAATGTTGCCATAATATGATTGGCTATTTTCTACTTCTACCTCCAATTTGTCTAACATCGCTTTAGGTAATAACCATTGTGTACCTGATGTTACAATTTGCTTGTCTTCTGGAGTCTTTCCGTTAATAATCCTATGAGGGGCATAAAACAAATCGTGGACAGTTTCTAAAAGAGTTGGCACAAGTGGAGAAAACCCACCTTTGGCTAATGCTTTATGTGATATTTTTACAGCTATTTTGGGAAAGTTCAATGATCCATTCTTAAACTTATTGAACCATAAAGTTGTTTCTTCATAAATCAATCCATAATCTCTTCCAGATACGTCATAGTGAATATTAAATGCACCATTTTGATCTACACTAGTATTAACCCCGACTCTATCTATATAGCACATTCCTCTTACTTTATGGTTTGGAAATTCTTCGGATGAATAAGGAGAAGAAGGAGGATATGAACTACGTTCGCTACTTTTTGATTTATTGGGAAGTTGTAAAAAGCCATCATTCGCCATCAGAATCACGCACCACATACCGGGTTTAATAATATCTTTCCAATCTCTAGTAGAATCTAATCGAAACATAAACTGACCAGCGGGAGAAGATAAGGTTTTAGAAAAGGTCACACTGTCAATTAAATGGTTACTAATATCTATTTCCTTTGCTTTGGAGGCTTGTACAGGATCTTCCCCCGCATCCCCTCTAGGTAATAATTCATCCCACACCCATACTAGTATCTGACATTGACTCGTTATGTTCTTTGTCTCATTCTTAATAATAGGATTATTGGACTGAGATTTATCTGCTTTTAGAAGAGTTCCTCCTCCTACTTCTTTTACAGTTTTAATTATTCCTTTTGCCATCTACTATTGCCTTTCTGTTTTAGGAGGAACGGTAGGTTTTTGTTTTTCTACTGCACGTAAGGTGCCCGTTTGTATTTGCAGCGATGTTTCTACCATAGCTTTTTGACTTTCACGAGCAGTTTTCTTTTCTTCTTCCATGGAAATTAGTTTATCAAGACGTTTATTAGAGGATTTTTGTGAAAGAGTTTCTGGATCTGTTATCTTACCTTCTCTAAAGTCAGCAATTTTAGCGCGACTACTTGCTATTTTAGAATTGATATCCTCTAATAGTGCTTCTTTTTCTGC